AATGACTACATTTACTACCGATGATCGGGAAGAGGCCGATGATTACCTTCGTAAGCAGATTCGTATCCAACAGAACGAGATAGACCGTCTCAATGGTAGGATATTGGTTGTAGAAAAGGAGCGCGATGCCTATCAAATGGCCTATTCCGCGCTTCTAAACCACAATATATCCAAAAGTGTCCGTCTTAACAAAGACGATGAAGACTTTGATGGTCGCTGTTAATGTATAGGAATAAGAAACTACTTGAAATCCTTAGACAATCCCCCTGTCAGCATTGTGGAAGAGACGATGGAACTGTGGTTGCAGCGCACAGTAACCAGCTTCGAGACGGTAAAGGCCGAGGAATTAAGTGCCATGATTACCGAGTCGCGAGCCTCTGCTTTAGCTGCCACACGGAGCTTGACCAAGGCAAATCGCTCTCCAAGGCTGAACGTGTTGAGATGTGGGAAGAAGCACACCGCGCAACAATTGGCTGGCTTTTTGAACAAAATCATATAGAATTACGATAGCCTTCACATAAGGTCGTTAGTGCGAAACAAGCCCTTTTTTGGAGCCTTTACAGGTGTAGGGTTATTTGGATGGTGCGCTACCCACCATAAATCGCACGGGTAGCACCACTACATCTTGACACTTGTTGATAGTCTATGGTACATTTAGTAGGTCGATTGCCCAATCGACAGCACATTGTCTTTACACTCCTAGCAGAGAAAATCTTGTGCAACGCAAGCCCAAAGGATCCATGATCCCCAGAAGCCTCAGACTCAACTCTGGGGCTTCTTCCTTTTGTAAATACTTGTTGCAATTTCTTTTTTACAGTAGTAATCTATGAGAACTGCTAGGTAATGTGTAAAGATAATGAATAAACAAATTCATTATTTGTAATAAAGAAGTTTCCCACCATTTATGGTGTGTCTCTTGCTCTATTACGATTACACATTACCTAGCACCTAGCCCGTTCTCATTGGTGTTGCAACGGTAAAGGCTGTAGACCCCCTAGAAAATACTATGTGCGTAAGCACCTCACCTATTCGTTATTGCTTGAGTAGAGTTGAGAACCGTCCTGTATGGATAGACCGATGAGTGATAATGACAGACCTAGGCACGACAAAGACATCGAAGCAATATGTATACCAAAGAACTCAGCAAGACTGATGACCTATTCCTCATAGTAGGGATAGGTGTGTCCAGAATCTAGCAATCCTGATACAAGGATCTAGGGTAATTACTATATAAAGAATTTTGAATCGCGCTACAACATTGTTATAATGTAGAGTCCAACTGCTAGGAGAGAAAGTGAAAAAACTTAACGTATCAGACATTCGTATCGATGGCGGAACCCAAATCCGCAAACAATTAAATCAAGACAAAGTAGATGAGTATGCAGCACAGATGCTCGATGGAGAAGTATTCCCTCCAATCACCGTATTCTTTGACGGCTCAAGCTATTGGCTCGCGTCAGGATTTCACCGCTACTTTGCAACTCAAAAGATTGGCAACGAAACAATCGATGCCGATGTTAAGCAAGGAACCATAGAAGAAGCTACGCTCTTTGCTCTGGGAGACAATAAGCACGGGCTTAACATGACTGCGGAAGACTATCGCAGATCAGTAGAGATCATGCTAGGCCATCCAGTATGGAGTAATTGGTCTAACGCGCAGATAGCTAGGCACATAGGCGTTTCAGCCATGACAGTCGGGCGCGTCAAGAAAGAGAAAGAACCAGTAAAAAAACCAGTAAAAACCCCAACGACTTATGTAGATAAGCATGGCAAAGAATCTAAAATGGATACCACTAACATTGGTAAAAAATCCAAGCCCAAAGATAATCCAGCAGATAATCCTCAACCAACGGGAGAGCCTGATGATTATGATAAAGACGAGGAGAAAATTCGCGAACTTTGCCACACGATTGAACAGCTCGCTGAAGAGAACACGATTCTCAGAGATAAGATCGCGATTGGTCAATGGAATGCCTCCGAGATCGAGAAGATTGACATCGAGGAGACTGTTGCGAATCTTAGAGAACAACTCCGTGTTTTGGAAATTGACAATAAAGCACTTCGAGAAAGTCGCGATATGTATCAGAACCGCCATGCGGAAGCGGTTAAAATTATCAACTCCATGAAAAGAAAAGAAAAATAATGGAAGACTATTCACTCTATTTAATCAAAGCACAAAAACTCTTAAATCGTATTCTTGAAGAAGCTAATCGTAAAGATTTTGATACCGCGGTTGATTACGCATTTAGCTTAGAACAATTGGCATCAATGTTAAAGGAATCATTAGCAAGTCAAGTAACAGTTTGACCCACACCGCAGGGTTTGCGGAAGTTAAGGAGAGATATGGAATTAGAATTAAGGGAGCATCAAGAATGGGTAATTGGTGCTTTGAGGGATGGCTTTAAAGATGGGCATCGGGCGCAATTACTCTACGCACCAACAGGATTTGGTAAGACTGAAGTAGCTATCTCTCTAATGAAGGCTACCTCAGACAACTACAAGAAGTCAGCCATGATCCTAGATCGGATCGTCTTAGTAGATCAGACAAGTGGACGGCTATCTAAATACAGAATCAATCATGGGGTATATCAGGCTAACCATTGGAAATACGATACCTCAGAGCGTATCCAAGTATGCTCCGCGCAGACCCTAGAAAAGCGTAACAAGTTTCCAGATATCGATCTTCTTATTGTGGACGAATGCCACATAGCCCGTAAGAAGATTACAGAACTAATCCAAGATAACCCTAAACTCAAAGTCATTGGCCTAACCGCGACCCCTTTTACCAAAGGGTTAGGAAACATCTATTCCAATGTAGTCTGCGCTTCTACAACTGAAGCCCTAGTCGATAAGTCATGGCTTACACCTCTTAAAGTCTATATTGCTAAAGAGATCAATATGACAGGAGTAAAGAAGGTTGCTGGTGAATGGAGTCCTGACCAAGTAACGGAGCGCGGGATGCAGATCACAGGCGATATCGTTGAGGAATGGATAAAGAAGTGCCATGAATTATATGGACGGCCTCGCAAGACCATTGTGTTCTGCGCTGGTGTAGCACACGGAGCAGACCTCGTTCAACAGTTTGCAAATAAAGGTTATAACTTTGTTTCAATTTCTTATAAGGACAATGATGAATTTAAGAAAGCTGCCATCGAGGATTTCGCCAAGCCCGATACAGATATTCATGGGCTTATCGCTACTGATATTCTTACTAGGGGGTTTGATGTCCCTGATGTTATGGTTGGGGTTTCAGCTAGGCCATTTTCTAAGTCTCTTAGCTCACATATTCAACAGCTAGGGCGTGTCATGCGTCCATACGAAGGAAAAGAGTTTGCCCTATGGCTAGATCACTCAGGTAATTACATTCGTTTCAGAGACGAATGGGAGCAGATCTACGCAGATGGAGTTAAAGACCTTCACAACAAAGAAGAGAAGACTAAAAAAGAACCTACTGATAAAGAAAAGACAGAACAAAAGTGTCCTGTATGCGCTTCTCTTTGGCCTAGACATAGCGACACTTGCGCTCAATGCGGTCATGTCAAACTAAAGAAACAGGTAGGTGCAGTTGCTGGTGAATTAGTCGCGCTAGGTGATACTCACAATGCACAAAAGACAGAGAAGCAATTCTTTTACTCTGAGCTACTGCATATCGCCAATGACAAGAACTACAACCCTAATTGGGCAAGCCATAAGTATCGTGAGAAGTTTGGAGTCTGGCCTAAAGGCTTGATCCATACACCGCGCATACCGTCATTGACTACGATCAATTGGGTAAAGCATAAGAACATACGCTGGGTTAAAGGAATGGAGAAAAGAAAATGAGAGATGGTGGAAAAGGGCATAAGCCAAGACCAATATCTAATAAAGAACAATTTGAGAATAATTGGGAAAAAATCTTTGGGGATGGTAAACAGTTGAACAGACCAAAAACTATATACGATGTAGCACCAAAGCAAGAAGGTGTTTATTGGACAGATGATCCACTTAAAACTATTAAGGATTGCAAATGAGATTTGAAGACTTCGCTAGGTCACATGGCCTCATATTGAGTGGTATCCAATTAGATCGCTGGATGCCAACTCCAACAGAAGATAAACCGCGCAGTAGCAACGGGAGATATAAGTTTCTTGGTAATGTAGGATGGGTTCAGAATTGGGCTACGATGGATAAACCCGCTACTTGGTTTGAAGATGGTAAGACTATGGATAGCCCTGACATCAGGCAAAGGATTGAGCAGTCTAAGAATCAAGCATTGGAGTCTGCTGAAAAAGCGTCTAAAAAAGCTGGTTGGATTTTGCATCAGACTGAGTTAAAGAGCCACCCGTATTTGGTAGGCAAAGGTTTTCCTGACGAACAGGGGAATGTATGGACTAAGGATGGCAAAGATATCCTAGTTATACCAATGAGGCGGGATAACAGGCTGGTGGGAGTGCAACTCATCGATAATGAGGGGAATAAAAAGTTCTTGCATGGACAAACGACCAAAGGCGCATCGTTCTGCATGAATGCAAAAGGCATTCCTATTTTTTGCGAGGGTTACGCGACAGGCATCAGCATTCGGGAGTGTATGAAGGCCAACAACATCAAGTATTCGATCTATGTTTGCTTTAGTGCAAGTAATATGAAGTTCATAGCGCGGAACATCGGGGATGGGATCATCGTTGCTGACAACGACCCCAACCATATCGGAGAGTCTGTTGCCAAAGAAACAGGCAAACCTTATTGGCTCTCCGACACAGTTGGGGAAGACTTCAATGATTATCATAAGCGTGTAGGGAAGTTTAAGGCTTCTCAGAATTTAAAAAAGGCTCTGCTAAATGCTGGAGTTCACATATCCTAGCCAAATCCTTTTCTACACCGCGCCAATACTGCTCACCTACCAATCTTTGAAACTTGGCCTCGATCTGACGGACTCGCTCCCGCGTCAGGCCAAACTTTTTTCCAGACTCGGCTAAAGTTTTACCAGCAGAGCGATCAGATAGGATTACCCAATACTTTTCAATAACAGAGCGTAGTTTTATGCGTGGATACAGGGCATCAAAGTCTTTTCCCAATGGGAAGTCCACAAGTAAATAAGGTGTGGCCTCATGCTGAGTGCTATTTCTAATTGGAACGCGCCCGTCCCCGTCTTTAAGATTCATCTTTTTCCTCTTTATGGATAATAATATCCCCGTTTTTNTCTATGTAATNCAGATCNCCTAGTTCTTTAGCCTTAATCAGGTTGCGATACTGCACCTTCTGATTCATTTCCATCCANTTCTGTGCATCTTTATCTGCTTGGTTCATTCTTCGCTCCAATCTAAATCTGCACCGATCATGTAAAAAACTCTGCCATCTTTTAATTTAATTACATTAAAAGCATGAGAGTCTGTATCTATTCCATTGTCATAGCCTTCTGCTTCGTGTAAATCACTAGCAGAAAGATAAACAATTTCTTGTAAATCATCGTATTTAACAAAACTTTTACCAGCAGGAATACGATATCCTTCTAAAGCAAGATCATCCCTCATTCTTGGTTTCATTATTCCTCCGATAATTGTTTAGCAAGGTGTAATAGCTGGCTTGGGGTATATCCATCCAGCACTAATTGAATAAGATTATCTATTGTGAAATCTACAAAATAGTCATAAACCACAATAGCGTTATCTTCACCTACTAAATCTTTCAATTCTTGATATGTCATGCTTTCTCCTCATCTTTCCAAAAATCAGGATCAGCAGAATGACTAATGCCCTCATAAGCATCTAAGTAATCCCAAACATAAGACCTAACATCTACCTCAGTTACATCTATTTCTACTGTTATTGGATCAATCATTTCTAAAAGCGTATCGTTATCACAAGTCAGCCCTAGTTTTTTGGTGTAATCCCTAGCATTGTCCATTAAAAACCACTCACAATCTAGACACCTATACTCGTTCCCCGCATCGCACATACAACTCATGCTACCTCCTTGCGTAGTTTTTTAACATGGTCAATCCAGCTATCGATTACATCCCAATTAAGGCCTACTTCGCTATCGTGATACTTATTCATTAGGCGCAATACTTCCCGCGCCTCTTCATCTGTGATCTCTTCAGCCTCATCGCTATCACTACCTTCTACAATATTTGCTTGCGTATGGACATCTGATATATGCCACCATGACGCTATCCAATCAGGATCAAAAGCGCGCTTAACTGCTCCTTCGGCCTCGGCCTTAGTTACACCTTTTGGCAAATCTACTTCAATCATTACTTTCATGCTTCATCCCTTTCCCATTGTTTAACTTGCATATAAACATTTTGGATATATCCGCAAAATGGTATTGCTTTGCACAACTCAACTGCCTCAAATTGATCCTCTGCTAAAAACTCCTCATATTTAAAACCTTCTGAATCATGGTGATACTCAATTAAGTAATAGTTCATGTCATAACTCATAATTCCTCCACTTCATAAACTTTCCAATCGCCTGATCCATCTAATTCTTTAAAATCTCCACCATCGAGATCTCTAGCAACATCCCAAGCATCTTCATCATCTTCAATTTCAAACTCGCACTCTAAATCGTAACTAATCGTGGCATAGGCCTTATATTTTTTCATTTTCAATCTCCTCTTCATCAGGTTCATCATCAAACATAAAATAGGGTATCTCTACATCGCTACCTTCAAATGGCACTTCAGTAATAAAGTAATTAAGTCTATTAACAAAGTGATAGCCATTAGTAATCCACAAATTCCCGCTATCACCTTCAATCAGAGTCCAAACTCTATTAGGTTCAGTCGCGTGTATAGAGCGCACAAACTCCAACTCTTCCCCGTAGGTTTCAAACTTGTCATTACCCTTATCTATATGGTTCTCAATAGGCCGATACTTGGCCTCCCATGCGTTTAGTTCATCTTCCCAATTATCCATAGCGTTTACTCTCCTCTATCTCTGTTATCTGAAAATGACTACCATCAACTACATCACCAAAATCAAAATCAATTTCACCTTTACCAATCATGGTTCTAAGTGAGTCGCGACTGTCAGCCTCAACTTCTTTCATATAAAGCACTTCTTCTGTTGCAAAAATAGTAAATTTAGGCATTTCTTACTCCTTATATTCAAGTGGGCTAAAAGAATCATCAATACCTACATCAGCTATACACCATTCATAATCAGGGCTAAACTGTCGATTAGCTAGATCAATGGCATCCTGTTCATTGTCGGCCTCGACAATCTCGGTGCAATAACTTGCAAAAATTACTCTATATGTTTGCATCTTGTTTCTCCTCTAGTTTAATTTCTTCGGGGTAATCTATCCATGCACAATTACCTGTTTGCTCTCGGTAAAAGCGCGCCTCTTTTTGTGCCTTTTCAAATGTTTCAAACTCTCCTAAAAAAGTATCGTTGTGGTTGTATATCTTGTATTTCATAATTGGCCTCGTGCTTAGTGGTTAATATCGTTTACCATCTTCGGTAAACTCGTAGTCGTTAATGGTGATGTTTTCATCTACTGATTCATCGGTGTATTGGTATTCCCAATCCTTCTGAATGGACATAATCGCGCTATCTATTGCGTCATTAAAGGCCTTTAGCGGATCGCTAGAATCCTTCCAGACTTCGTAAAACTCCCGCCATAAATCAAAATCAAGGTAATACCCTTGTTGCATCTTGTCGGGGTCGTAATCTTTTAACTTTAGGCCTCTAAAGTGTTGGCCTTCTGCGGTTGTAGTCATCCAAGAGTTACAAAATGCGCCCACCTCATAATTCTTAATCCCTACATTAAAATGCTTACAGAATTTTTTAATAGAATCCAGCGCATCATCCCACCAAAAATATTCCATACCATCGCGATACCATTCACGCGCCTTATCTTTTGCGTCATCATTTAATTCGTGAAATAGGTAAATCTTCTCTTCTACTACTCGCATAATTAGCCTCGTATTAAGTGGTTAAAGTGGTGATAACTTGCTTACCCTGTAATTCGCATAGGTAAACTGATACTTCATAAGATTTCTTGGCCTTAAACTGCGCGCTGGCCTTCTGTTGTGCCTCATAACTTGTATTGGCATACACTTCAATTTGCTTGCCCTTGTATAGGGCTATATATCCGTTCATTTTGGCCTCGTTTTTAGTGGTTTACAGTAGTTCCTACGCCACCAAGCCCAAAATGCTCTATGGTGCAATCGCAGTCAAAGCTCCTGTTATCGTTTACTAGCCTTCGGGCAAGTCTGAGAGCGCGCTCTTTATCTCCTTCTATGCGCGTATCATAGGAAAATGCCCTTAATAACTTAGCACCCGAATAAACTCCATAAGATAGCGTCATAATGTGGCCTCGTTTTCAAGTATTGGATTTATGCGATAGCGCACAATTTGCTCGTCACCTTCTAATTGCTCTTGGATTGCGTTAAGAATCCAATTATTTTCGAGAATATAACCCTCGTCATCTAGGTTGATCTCTATTTCTAACTTATATGCTCTCATTGTTTGGCCTCGTTTTAAGTGCTAATAATTGTTGTTTATAAACTGCGTCATGTGATCTATCGCGGTATCAATGGACATCGTTTTAACAGCGCGCCTCAATTCGTCTAAATAGGCCTGATCTTCCATAAGTAGATCAATGCTTACAGTTGAATTCATAGCTACTACGCTAGTAATAAAAGCGGGTGCGGTTGCGTGTTTCATGCGGTGGCCTCGTTTAGTGGAAAATAAAGCCTAAAATTTAAACATTCACTATATAACCCGCAAATCTCACAACGGGAAAAGAAGCCTTCCCCGTCATAATCTACTAGGTCAAAATGCCCATTTTTTACGGGTAGTTCATCCATAAATCGGTTAATCTCGCTGATCTCGGTATTAGTAAGCCCGCTATCATCCCCGTTAATAATTGCGCTCGCAAAATGCGCGCTTATCTCATATTGGTAATAGTCGAATTTCATTGTGTGGCCTCGTTTTCGGTGCTAATTGTTGAAGTAATGACAAAATTTCCTGTAATGCCGTTCCATGCGATTGTTGGCATATCGCACTTATACATTTTCGCGACTAGGAATATCTCGTCTAGTGTTTGCTTATCGTTGCACAATGGCAAACCCTGATAGATCAGGGCATAGCCGTTGTGAGTTATTGATAGGGTTAGGTCTTCGGTTTTCATGCGGTGGCCTCTTTAATTTGGTTGATAATTTGTTCATGGTTGCTAGAGCGTGGCGCGATCAGGGCATAGTATTTTTTCCCTACGCGAGCAATCCATTCGTGCAATATCCCTGTTAATGGCTCGCTTACATAAAATGACTCGTAATCGTGGCCTCGTGTCCACTTGCAAGGTGGTAGAACTTCGAGCATTTCCCAATAAAAGGCCTCGCTCACCTCAATAGGTTTCATGCCGTTGTTGGCCTCAATAGCGCGATAATCGGAAAATCCCGCGTTGTTTAGGTTCTGTCTATCGCTCATGCTGTCACCTCTTCCATTAGTGCGTTGATATCGCGGATTAACCCGCTTAGGTTATAGGTGCTAAATACAATCCCACCACCATATTGTTTGTTATTGAATTTGCGACCATAAAAGGGCGCACCTTTAGCGCGTGACAATGCAAGGTTATATTTTTGCGTGACAAAATCGGGCGCGGTGCGTGGTATTTCGTTATCCCCTACAAAATGCAGAAAATGAAGCACAAAACGCGGGTTGCCGTTGATGTCGTTATTTACGCGGGTAAAGCTATCTTGATCTACCATGATCTAAACTCCTAATAAGGTGGTTGTAAACATAAAAAGCGCATTACCTAGCACTAGGCCGATGTAAGCAAAAGCGCAAACAAGCGCGATATTAAAAAGAAAATCTAATTTGGGAAACATAAAAGGCCTTTTATATGGTTGCGGTTGTATTCATTTTTAAGTAGGCCGATTTCTCGGCCTATCCTCTCTTACTCTTCAAAAGGGTTAAAGAACTCGTAATCTTCAAGGGTTGATACAAGGCCATCAAAATCTTCCGTATCACCTAGTAGATCAGCCAGCGCGAATACATCACGCGAGGCAATCCCAAAGTTATCGGCAAGGTCTAATAAATACTCTTTGCGATTGGTAAATCCGTTGCTTTGATATATGGACATGACTAGCACTCCTTAATGGTAAAAAAAGCATCTTTAAAAGTATTGCGCGAGATATACTCTTGGCACTCGGTGAGCGTTCCCCAAAATTCCCAAGTCCCCATCTCATAGACTGAATAAATAACTTCCATAATTAACTCCTAGCAGTTGATTAAATGATTACCTAGAGGCAATCCCTAAACCCTCGTAAAGGGTTAAGAGGTGGCTCTTAATCTTCTAAACAATCATCTTCGGGGTGTGGTTGCTCTTCCCCGCGATAGAACGGGTTGCGCTCCCAAGAATCATAGCTAGATAGAATCCATTGTCTATCTTGATTTTCCCGCCCTACAATCTCGGTAAACTCGTTTACTGCTTCTTGTATTGTTGTCATGTTCTAATCCTTATATAATCAGGGTTTGCGGTCAATAATGCAACAGGTGAAACTTACTAAATACATCTACTACAAGGGCTATTCTATATGGTGTGAGTTGCTTGTCAAGTGTTTTTTTATTATCGGTTTCCCTTAATGGTTTACCCTTAGATATCAAGGTATTGATAGCGCGGGCAAGGGCTAAAAGCGGGTAAGTAATCCCGAAGGGAAACAGTCCATAGGCTTATCTAATACAAGGGGATAACACTAGAGCTATTGCGCTATTCTTTAGAATGTCCTAAACTTCGGGGAATACTTAACTTATACCCCAAGATGAAACCCTTAAAGCTAACCCGCGCTCAGATCAAAGAAGGTCTAAAGCAAACCCCGATAGAGCAGATATTATTAGGTGCTGGTAATCCCGCCAAGGTTAATCTCACAAGTAAACAAAAGGCCTTCGCGCGTAAAGTAGCAGATGGATTACCCAAGGCCCAAGCGTATAGGGAGAGCTATAACAGCAAGGCAAAACCCTCTACTCAATCGAATGAAGGCCACAAGCTCGCAAAGCACCCAACTATATCCACGATGATCGAGGCCTTCAAGGTGGCTAATAGTGCTAGGGAATATCTTTTGCCCGAACAATTAAGGACTCTAACTATACAAAAGCTGGTAGAGATAGCCACAAGCGCAGACGCTAAACACTCGGCACAACTCAAGGCCTTAGAGTTAATCGGCAAGCTAAACGATGTCCAGCTATTCTCAGAGCGTAAGGAGCATATCCACCTACACTCTTCTATTGATCTCAAGGGCAAGCTCTTAGAGTCGCTGCGCGTGGCCTTCCAGAGTTCGCGCTCTATCAACGATATAGCCAAGCGCAAGGCGCAATCCCTACTGATAGAGCTAGAAGACGCGCAAGCAATCGAGGACGACCCGCCAACAATCGCAGAAACCGCGACCCCACCCACCCCGACCCACCCATTTTTTAGTGATTCCGAGGTTGGGGCTATGCATACTATTCCACACAATCAATCCGATTCCGTACCCATTTCTTCAAATCTCACTATAACAGGTGTTATAGTGACAAATCCTTTAGAATCAAGCACTTCCGTGTCCATAGGGGTAAACCCTCACTCATTTAAAGATGATTCAGAGGGGGTAGGGGGTATAAAAAATTCACAGAGTAACAGTAAAGAATCTATAGAAAACACCCCCCTTATCAATTTGGAACAAAATGTGGAAAAAAATATATGAAAATTTCTGACGAGTACCTACTTACGGCAGATGGCTTTGATGAAGCTGTTATTGGCATAGCCCATAGAATTGGCTTAGAAGTGATCTGTTATGACCTACATAAGGTTATAGAGATTCTGATGACTAGAGATGGGATGGACGAGGAAGAGGCTTGGGAGTACTACCAGTTTAATATTGCTAGCGCGTGGGTAGGAGAGTCTACTCCCGTTTTTATAGAAAGGATGGAACTATGATTTGTAACCAATGTAAGAAACGTCTTCTTTTTGGTATATGGCAAAAGATGCTAGGACGGTTAGTCTGTCAATGTGGCTGGGCAAAGTTTAAATGGAAATAAAAGACTACGAACTAGCTGCCATAGATAAGATGGTGGCTTATTTGCTAGACCTTCGCAAAGCTGTTGAAAATACAGGTGGCCTAGGGGATTTAGGGATTAGAAAAAAGCAAACATGGGATTATCAAGATGGCATGGAGGACTGCGGAAAATGACTATGGAAGAATTAGATCATAGGATTAACGAAGTTGCCAGCTACTTGAATTTACTTCTTCATAAAAAGTGTTTAATGGAAAAGATTGAAGAGGGTCGTAAGGTAAGTGCAGAAATTCTGACTGAAAAACTATTGGAAAGATTATGCGAAAGAAAAGAGAAATGAGTCCCGCGCAAAAAGAGACGTTCCTGATTATTGATGAATACTGGCAAAACTTTGGTTTTGGCCCGACTATTGACGATATTATGAAAATGACAGGCGAGAAGGGTCGCGGGAATGTGGCTCGGAAGATGAGGACTTTGATTGAAATTGGAGTCTGTAAAGGTATCGCTGGTAGGGCCAGGTCTATCCGTCCCGCCCATATCAAGCTTAGAAACCTCAAGTGAAAGTAGAAGAAATCCTAGCTCAGTTAATTGAGCTTCTCCCAGAAGAGGAAAGAAAACCCCTTCTTCCTTTGGCTGAATCTTTTACAGGTGCGGAGGAGCGCGAGGCTGGACAGGATGATTTTCTGTCCTTTGTGCAATCCGTCTGGCCTGGGTTTATCTATGGCAGACACCATGCTTTAATGGCTCAAAAGTTTGAGGACATCGCAAATGGCAAATCCAAACGACTTATTATCAATATGCCACCGCGTCACACAAAGTCAGAGTTTGCTAGTTTTCTACTTCCTGCTTGGTATCTTGGTCGGTTCCCAAATAAAAAAATTATTCAATGTTCTAACACGGCTGAACTAGCAGTCGGTTTTGGACGAAAGGTTCGTAACTTAGTTGACTCGGATGCTTATGCCAAAATATTCCCTAATGTCTCTCTTAGGTCAGATTCCAAGGCTGCTGGTCGTTGGGCCACTAATGCTAATGGTGATTATTTCGCTATTGGTGTTGGGGGGACTGTCACAGGTAAGGGCGCGGATCTACTCATTATTGACGATCCTCACTCAGAACAAGAAGCAGCCCTAGCTTCTAACGATCCATCGGTCTTTGATAAGGTCTTTGAATGGTATACGTCTGGTCCGCGTCAGCGTCTCCAGCCAGGAGGATCAATCGTTATTGTGATGACCCGTTGGGCTAAAAGGGACCTTACAGGCAAGATTTGTCAGTCGATTATCGACAGGGATGGGGAAGTCTGGGACATGATTAGTCTTCCAGCGATTCTACCTAACGGCAGACCTTTATGGCCTGAGTTTTGGAGTTTTAAAGAACTTGACGCGCTGCGCGATGAATTACCTCTTCCTAAATGGCAAGCCCAGTACCAACAAGATCCTACCTCGGAAGAGGGCGCGATAGTCAAAAGGGAATGGTGGAAGGAATGGGATCACGAAAGACCGCCCCAATGTAACTTCATTATTCAGTCTTGGGATACCGCCTTTACTAAGAATGAGCGTTCAGACTATTCTGCCTGTACGACTTGGGGAGTCTTTTATAAAGACGAAGATGTAAATGACGTAAACATTATTCTTTTAGATGCTTTTAAAGAACGCATGGAATTCCCGCAATTAAAGGAACGGGCCTTTCAGATGTACCGTGAATGGGAGCCTGATGCGTGTATCGTGGAGGCCAAGGCTTCTGGCGCGCCCCTGATCTTTGAAATGCGAAGGATGGGAGTTCCCGTGCAGGAATATACACCAACGCGAGGAAATGATAAGATCTCAAGGGTTAATGCAATTTCCGATTTATTCGCGTCAGGTAAAGTCTGGTGTCCCCGAAAACGATGGGCTGAAGAAGTCGTGGAAGAGCTTGCTGCGTTCCCAAATTCAGACCACGATGACTTAGTGGACTCGACTACCCAAGCACTATTAAGATTCCGTAAGGGAGGGTTTATTCCCCTGCCTTCGGATGAACGAGATGAACCCAGAGAATTTCGCAGAAAGGTAGCATATTACTAATGGATTATTCTGAAAATCTTCTTAATAAAGCGATACAAGAGTATCCTTTTATTAAACAGCATGATCCTATGGTGACAATAGGTGAAGGAAAAGGCTATGC